CCGCCTTCGTAGCGCAGCGTCGCCTTCAGCGCGGCGTCGTAGTTCTCTTTCATCGTTGGCTCACCAAGTCACGGATGCGGTCAAGTCTTTCAAACACCTGATTCAGCACCTGATTAAAGTCCTCGCGGGTCACATAGCGCCCGGCGACCAGAACTTCAATCTGGCCGACCTTTTCCGCCAGTTCCTTGTCGGCTTGCTGAAGATCCTTCACGGCCGCCCAGACAGTGTTGAGCGTCCAGCCGCCCAGCACGCCAATCACGCCAATGGCTACGTCAAAGAGAACTTGATATTCGACCATAATTATCGCCTCGTGAACCGTGCGTAAGGATCAATCATGCTGTTCTGGCCTTGATACGCCAGACCTTGCGCGCCGGCTGCGGCCAATGACGGGAGATTTCCGTAGTTAATTGGCGGCGCGGCAACATTACCGAGGATGTTAGACTGAAGCTGTTGCGATGCTCGCATGGCGTTGGCCGTCTGGCGCTTCTTGGCCAAAAGACCCGCGCTTGCCGCGCCTATAGCGCCTAACGCGCCAATGTTGGCGTAATCGTCCATCAGATATTTTTCGCGGTATTCAGTCGGCATAAAGCCAACCGCAAACGGCGCGGCCGTCAGACCCGCTTCGGCCAATCCAGTCTTGGTGAAGCTAGGTGCAAACGCGGCCATAAAATTGATCGCTCTTGACGACGAGCGACCACTGGCTAGATCGCTTATTATCTTTTGTTGCTCAGGTGTAAAAGACTTATACGCCCCAGACTTTTTGAGCGCTGTAAACTGTTGCTTTACACCTGTTGCAAAGTTAGGCGCTTCTCTAGCAGCCGTCATCGCCGCTTGAACGTCGGCGTTTCTAAACAGCCGAGCGTCCGCCTCTATGGATTTGGTAAGATTCGACGTTCCCTTAGCCGCCGCCAACTCGCCGCCGGGGACCGCGTTCATCGGTTCGTTACGAAACAAGTCGATACGTTCGACAACATCGTGCGCCATAGCGCGCTCGACATCGTTTGCGGCGGGATTTTGGAATATAGTGCCGGCGTCTTTGCGCAGACCATGTATGTCTGCCATCGTAACGTCTTTGCCTTTGGTCGACGCCAAATCGGACATAACGTCGTTTATGTTTCCGAATCGCGCTTTCTTCGCTGGATTCCATTGGTATTGGTTTTTGAAATCCTGCTCCATGCCGCTGACAAAGTTGTCATAGGCAGAGGCGTCATATTGAGCGCCAGACGAATAGGCTTCAGCACGCAGATTACGGGCCTTCTGGCCAAGATCCTTAGCGCCCTGTTCGATGTTCTGCGCCATCGTCGGCGCTGCGCGGGTCGCGCCGCGCTCAATAGCGCCCATCGCGCGTCCGCCAAGGCCGCCGCCCAGCACGCCGAGGCCAAACTGAAAGTAAGGGTTCTCGCCGCCGGCGACTTCTTTGTAGTATTCAGGCGCAGCGCCACCGATAGCGCCGGCCGCCGTCTGCGCGGCAGGGCCAGCCGCAAACCCTTCCGCCATGCGCGCGCCGCGAGTTTCTGGCGCAAGATAGCGCAGCAACGCATTAGCGCCGCGTGCTTGGGTCAGACCACCAATCGCGCCGCCAACCAAGCCGGCTTCGACTTTTTCGGCCGGAGTCTGAGGCCGATACGACGGCGTAAACCGCTCTTGGAACATTTCAACCGGCGTTCTGACCGGCTGTGCGCCGAACGCTGGCGCAGCGATATTGTAAAGAGACGTGCCAAGTTCGGCCGCGCCAAGAGCGCCCGCGCCCAACGCCGCCGCCGGCAGAGCCCCCACGCCAAGTGCAGCGCCTGCTAAACCGCCAAGCCCAGCAGCCGCTGCGGTCGGCAACGCTTCACCGACAGCAACTTCCGCCGCGCGGCCAAGCGTCAGACCTTCCGGTTTGCCATACTTTGCGTATGGATTTGCTGAGGGCTTGCCGTATTTAGCGTATGGGTTTTCCATTTAGCGCCCCAGGATCTTTGCCGCCAAGCCCGGCACGCCAAAATGCTCGTCAAACATCGCGGCCGTGTTCGGATTAGCCCGCAACTCTTCAATCGCCGCCGGAGGAATGCCAGCCGCTTCAGGTGGCGCAGCTTTGGCCGCTTCGATCTGACGACGACTTTCGGATTTAGCCGACGAACCGGAAATGTCCACATTCGTGCCGAACGATTTATTAAGATTGTTCAACGTTGCACGAACAGATTCGACGGTCGCTTTGGGGTCACCCAACGCTTTGATGGCGTTTTTAACGTCGAAGTTAGAGTTAAGTTCCTGCGCCGTCTTGCCGGTGGCACGAGCCAGAACCGACACGAGATTCTGCCGGATGCTGTCGACCGTATCGCGGGTCGACTGGATCGGAGAACCCGTGAAACGTCCATACGCCTGGCCAAGCCAAGACGCGCCGGTAGAGATCTCCGCGTTTTTAGCCGCCGTATTCTTGACGCTAGGCACACCGCCTTGCTCAGCGAGATATTCGATCTCGTTGCCAAAGTTGGTGAGCATGTTCTCAAGTTCGACCTTGCTCTTGTATTTGTTCGTCTGACCGAGCGGCGCGCTGGCGATGAACTGCTGCTGACGCGTAGCCGTGTCTTGAACCGGAGCGGGCTGCTGCATCGGCGTGGGCTGGGGTGTAGGCGCGGGGCCAAACGTCGGCGCAGCCACGGGCGCGACAGGCGCAGCCATAGCGTTGACCGGCTCAGCCGCCGGGGCCATAGCGTTCATTGGCATGGCGCGCAGAGACGGTTGTTCACCCGTCAACGGAACGGTCGCAGCAGTCTTATAAGGGCCAATACCACCCATAACTTTGCCGACGTAATCCCCCACACCCATGTTCACGTCGCGCGCGCCAGCTTTTGTCGCCTGCGCAAGCGGTCGGCCGGAGAACCAGACCGATACAGCGTCTTCAAGATTGCCGTATTTTTTGACGTTGCGCGTAAACTGGTCTTCGAAGACCTTTTCCTGTGCTTCCGGGCTCGCTAGGAACTCGTCAGGCGTCATGGACTTGCCAAGCGCCTGTTTCGTCCATGTCGGAATGTTCGCGCCCATGACCTGATACTTGCCGTAGGCATGGTCGACGCCGCTTTTGCGCTTAACCTCTGGGCCAATCGCGCCGTAATTACCCTGCGGGCTGCCAGACTCAACGTTAGCAACACCGGCTTTGGCTTGATTGACTAACGCGGCCGTTCCGTCCGCCGCCGGCGCTGCCATAGGTGCAGCAGCGGGTGCGATCTCGCCAGCCTGCCCGCGCGTCGTCTTGCTGCGCATACGCTCTTTATACTCATCAGGCGTCAGGATCTCGGTGCCCGTCTGATTCGTATAGTATTCAATCTGTTGTTTTTCGCCGCGCACAGGCGACCATTTTTCGGGCGCGGCTTGAAATGACCCGGACACCATACGCTCAGCTTGCGTATAGGGGTCAAAAATAAACATTGCCTTGCCACCGCGACCGTCGACCTGCGTTTCGCGTTCATGCGGCGTGACGGTTTTCATAAAGTCATCATGCTGCATAAGCAGCGCACGCTGCGTATCCGCGCTAAACTGCGTCGGCAGACCGCCAAGAATCGACGGCGCTTTTGGCTGAAACTCGCGCAACAGTTCATTATACTTGCCCTGCGACGCCGGATCAGTCGGGTTTAACTGTTGAACGCGGCTCTTAAAAATGTCCGCGTTCTTAACCGCAAAATCCAGTTCGTCCGCCTGCGCCTTTCGCTGTGCGGCTTCAGCTTCTTGCTTATATTTAAGCCCGGCAAGTTCTGTTACTTGCGCTAGTTTTTCTTCTTCAAGCTGATTGCGCCGCAACGCTGCACCCTGCGCATACGCGCCGAGTAGATTTACGTTAGGGACTTCAAGCGTAGGAAGCGGAGAATATTGAACAGCCATTTTTATTAACCCATCAAAGTAGGACCAAGACCGCCTCTAGGATTATAGCGCGCAAAACCTTGCGGCGCTTGATAAGTAGACCCGCGTTGCGCGGCTGCGCCTAACGCGCCGCCCATGCCGCCCCCATACGCAAGCGCCGCAGCCTGCATAGCTTGACCGGCTAGTGACGACAACGCATTAATCGGGGCCATAGCTTGTTGGCCTTGAATCGTGCCGATATTAGAGAAGCCCTGGCCAAGCGACTGGCCTAACCCGCTCTGAAGACCGGCTAACGTGTTGCCTGTAGCCATGGCGTTAGTGGCGAGTTGTTGGCCCGTGGACAGATTAGCATTAGCCAACTGACCGCCCGTGCCCGTGTAAACATTACTAAGATTACCGCCGGCGGTGTTGTATAGATTGGCTAGATTTGTTCCTGTCGTGCCGAATACATTTCCTAAATTAACACCAGTCTGCCCGGCAAGACCAGTTGCCGTGCCGGCCGCCGACAATCCACCCGCAGATAAGCCCTGAAGCCCTTGCGTCACAGCCTGACGATTAGCCATGAAACGATTATAGGCGTTCTGATATTCTTGACTGCCAGCCTCTTGGCCATAACGCGTGCCAGCTTTCAGTGCTGCGCCAGATCCGCGCAAACCAGACGCGCCAAGCGTCGACTGAAGCGCCTGCTGTCCCTGCGCCAAACGGAACGCATAGCCAGGGTCCATTTGAAGCTGTTCAAGTCCCGGCTGTTGCGTGTATTCGCCGCCTTGGCCATAGAGCGCCGCAAGACGGTTTGTCGCGCCTTCGCCGGCCTGAAGGTATGGCTGTTGGAACCCAATACCTCGCGTATAATAATCTTGTAGCGCCTGCGCGCTCTGTTCTTCGCCGCGCCGTAATGCCGTTGCGCCAAGATCACGATTTTCAATGAGCGCTTGCGCGCCGCGCTGCCGCCCTTCCAGAAGCGCTCGTTCCGCCGCCGCCTGCGACGCGCCAAGATCCGAACGCTGCTGTGCTTCTGCCGCGCGGGCTCTATCGGCCGCCTGCTGATTAGCGACGGCCTGAATTATCATGGCCTGCTGCGTGGCCTGCTGTTGCGCGCGTGAAGCGGAACCAATGCCCATGTCAGATCTCTCTTGTTAGCATACCGTCCGGCTGACGACGGAAGCCTAGTCTTTCCAATATACCATACATGAAATCGTTCCCATCATCGACCCTTGTAGACCGCATGTCCGAGAGAATTTCTTTTAGTAGCCCTTTAGTCGCCCATCTCCGCCGCCAATGCGGCAGGATCGACACATGCGTTTCACCGTCTTTTTTATACACCGCGCCAATAGGCTCAAGATCTCTAATAATTACAGACACATGCCAGTCAGCCATTTCCTGTTCGTATGTGTCGTAATCCATAGGATGCCGCCAGTCCGTAGCGGCGTATCCTATTTTAAGACCTAGCGTCCTGTTGTCTATAACGTCAGTTGTCATTCATACAGCACGTTGATAGAGCCGGCGTCAAAGTTAGCCGTGCCGGACACGGTAGTGATCGTTAGCTGCGTCATTAGACCGGTCAGCGTGACGCGACCGCCGCCCGTCATAACCGCTGTCGTGCCGGCTTTAACCGTATGATCCGCGATGTAATAATAGTTAGTCGGGTCAACGACGCTTATGACCAGAGTGCCAGACACCGTATCAGCCGCCGCCGTGCTGTTAATGATAAAGCCCGCCGTAGAATCACCAACCGTCGTCCCCGCCGCCGCTAAACGCGCGCTTGTGGAGACATAGCCGGTCGACACAATGCCGCCAGACGGGCCAATCTTAACCAGTAACGGCGACGTGCTGTCCGTTGAGACGCCCGCGAACATGACCGTGATGCGCCGCGCCCATGTCGGGATAGATGTAAACGAGATTGACGTGCCGGTCGTCGACGCCTGCGTGGTTTTGCCCGCAATACGCAGATAATCGCCGGCGATGGCGCTGTTCTTACAAAGAACGCCCGCCACGGTGACGCCAGCGCTCGCCGTGTATTCGGCAATCGTGTCGATGCTGGCGGTGCCCGTCATGGCGAACTGCGTCAACGGCGTAGTCGTGCCAATACCGACCGAACCGTCATTCGTTACGACAAACGGCGTCGAGTCAGGATCGGTGCTGTCTTGCACAACCAGCGCGTTGCCGGTGCCGATCTGCGTGATCTTGAGCGCCGGACCAATCGAATTGGTCGAAATAGTCACGTTGCCGGACAGGACCGGCGACACGGAGGTCAGCGGGGCCGTCACATAATCGACGGTCCAGATCTCAACTTCATTCTCATCGGTCAGTTTGAACTTATACGACGCCTCGCCCAGCCAAACATTAGCCTCGCCGCGCGAATCCAGAATGACCGGGTTTTCGTTCGGCACAAGACCCGTGTAGTCCGTATAAGTGTTCTGCGGCGTGGTCGATCCAGCCTCATAGCTGTATAGTTTACCGCCAACCAGCGGCGTGCCGTCAGCGTAAAAGAATTGGGCTTTTGGGGTAGGAGTTACGACTGCCATTATCCACCTACACAACTGGTTACGGTCAGGATGACCGAAGGAATAGCGGGAACTGGGCTAGACGCCGCCACATACGGAATTGACACGCTTGTGCTACTAGCCGAATAGATCAGTTCAAAATAATCGCCAGCTTGAAGGTTTAGCACGAAATTCCACGCCGCGACAGCCGCAGCATTCAAGCCGTTGGCAAGCGTCACGTTAGTAGCAGAATCGGCTACATCAACGCCATTTATGCGCGGCCAGATATAAATTTGTTTCGTGCCGCCGCCGGTTTCTTTCAACTGCGCTGAGAACTGGAAGTTATACGTCGCCGTGTTGTCTACAAATATCTGCGACGTGACGGGGCCAACATAGACGCCGTAAACCAACTCAGACCCGTCAGCGCGTTCATAAGTATTGTTGAACGTAATCGCGTAGGCCGTATTAATAACAGCCGGCGTGAACGTCGTTGTGCTGTAGAATGAGCCGTAACGACGCCCGGCCTCGACGGCGATATAGGTATTGTAGAACCAACGATACCATTCGCGGGTGACGAAATTCGTCACCTTATCCCAGATCGGGACACGCGCGGCCGGTATAAGCGTATTGTTAGGGAGATTAGGCATTCGTCGGGTCCACTATGAGTTCTGCGCCCATAATGGCGATCTTGACCGGATCAGTGCCAGAGATCTCATATACGCGGTCACGCAGCTTGAGCGTCATACCCAAACGCCGCCAGATCGTGCGGTAGCCATACTGGCCAATACGGCCCATAGACTTCCAATGCTCATTTGACCATGTGTGACCGCCATCGTCCGACCAGCGCAGCATGACCTGCGGAACGATACCGGGGGCCGGGAGATTAAGCGACACAACGATATAATCGCCGTTTTCACAGATAATATTTTCAAGCGATTCATCGGCAAGATAAGTCGTGCCGAGCAAGCCATAGTCGTTACTGGCCAAACCTACGCCGGCTTCGCAATCCAGTTGCAGACTGTGCTGCGTCGTGCGCTTTAGGTTGTTCTCGCTAGTCGGCAACGCGCGCCATGACCGCAGCCATTTTTGGATCGTGCCGGCTTCGGTATAGACGGTCGGGTCATACGCGAAGACAAGACCGCTGAAATAGTCACCGATGACGATTTCATTGTTAAAGTTCATCTGGCACTGACCACGATGACGCGTAAATTGGCTGTTGTTCCAGCCTGCGCGCTCATGCCAAACGCCGGTCGCTACATCGTAAACCCACGTCGTATTAGCCGTGGGGAAATTCAGCACATAGAAGCTATGACCATCTTGCTGATAAGTGTAAGCAACGGCGTCTTCTAAGGTAGAGTATTGTTGGATTTGCCACTCAACAGCGTGCGTCGAGATGCGCTCGCCGGAGTAGCCTTTTGACCGATAGACGATACCGTTACCGCGAGCGTCGCGGCCAAGCCAGAACAGGCCGTTGTCCAGTTTGGCGACGGAATAAGCCGCAAGACAACCAATTTCGTTGAACGCGCCTTGAATACGCGCCAGCGGAAAGTCCGGCGTGCCAGCGTTATACCAGACTTCGACAGTGTTAACGCCAAACAGCCAAATTTCACGATGATCAACAATCAACGTGACAAGGTTATCGGGCGACCCTTCAGCGCTGGCGAACGCAAGCGAGTCAATAGACAAACCGTTGTAAGATTCCGTGACCCAAAAACGCTGGCTGTTAGGTTCGTTATAGACAAAATAGCCGTCAATAAATCCAACACCGACAGCGCCATAAAAGTCTGGATCGGTGATCTGTGCAAGAAACGGCGAAAAGGTTAATGTAACGCCAGTAGCCGTAGCTGTTGCAGCCTGTGATAATTCAAAGGTTGTGTCATTCGTGATGCTGGCGACAGTTGTGCCGGCCGGAATGCCCGAACCGGAAACAGGTTGCCCGACCCAGATAGCGCCGGTAAAAGACGTAACAACGGTTGTGCTTGTGTTCGTCGTGTTGCAGGCCAGCGTAAAGTCGCTGTTATTGTAGATGTAGCCATATTGTCCGGCCGCGATAAACATCTGCGTGCCGTTATCGGTCATATTAACTGAGCTAGTGCCAAGGATCGTGCCTAATTCGTGATACGACCAGTCAGTGTCAATGCGGTATAATTTGGTGCCTGCGACGGCATAGCCATAATACCCATACTGCCACATGCCACGCACGGGGCCAGTCGGAAGCTGAAGAAGCGTGCGCAGCCCTGGCACGCGCTGAAGCCAGCCAGGTTCTTTGCCGGCTTCAGGGATTATCTCAGGGAATAAATTGACCATGCGGCTATCTGCCGCATTTGGGCTACGCAGGACATAAGACGAGCCAAGGATAGGCGTCTTCATTAGTAGTTTCCGGCGTAGATATTATAGCGCTGACGTGTGCCGACGATGCTGTAAGGCAGCGCCATGATGTCATCTGGGTTATTGATACGCTTCAGGTTGCGCTTGCTGTACATGGCGATGCGCTGCACCTGTGCGGAGGGCTCGACGCCAAACTCCGGCGCAATTTCACACGCCAGATTGTAGCGAAACGCCCGCAGATAGCCCGGCGGGAACGTAAGCTGCGTCGCCAACTGCGCCGGGCGCGTCAATTCCTCTACCGAAATAAAATGCCATTCCAGCAACCGTAATGGCACCGGATAGATATACATTTCAATGTCTGGATAGGTATTGTTGACAAACATGACTTGCGGATAGGTCGACGTGACCGTTTTAACCGCGATGCCGTCATACTGCTGTTGATTGATCAGCTTGATGCCATAGGACACATTGGTCTGCGGATCACGGAAATAAGTCGCGTCGTCTAGCAGAATGGGCCGATTGCCAACAAAATCGCCGGTCGGGCCAAGCGTCCGGTTAAGCTCTCCGGGCGGCCATAGAAACACTTGATCCTGCGTTGAAAAGACCGCCAGACGTTCCGTGTTCCACGAGTCGATCATCTGGTTGAGGGCTGTCAGAGCGTCCTGCGACGTTTCCGACGAAGGCGTTTCGCCCTCTGCGAGAACGCCCAGAAGTCTCAGGGCTCCGTTGATCTGCTCGCCCGCCGTCGTCATCAGGATCGAACCTTTCCCAGCCGTTCTCTTCGTCGGCTTCCGCTTCCATTTCCAGCGTAGCGATCTTAACGCCATGCACGTCATGACGCAAATAAATGAGGGCCATTTTACACCTATGGGAAGGGCCAGGCGGCCCGTAGGCCGCCCGTAGGATTAGATTAAGACGCCAGAAGCGGGACAGAATACCAAGTGGTCGAGTCATACGCGACCAAGAGCGACGACGTATAAGCCGCCAGCACATAGTTGGAATCCGCCGCAATAGCGTTCACAGCGTCGCCAGACGCCGGCCAGACCTTCAGAACAGCATTAGCGTTGTTCTTCAGGATGACCGTGCGGCCCGCAACAGCCGCCGGCAGAAGAATGCCTTTGGTGCCGTCCGCGCCGGATACGAGCGTAAAGCCGTCCGAAACAGCCGCCGCGTTGGCTTGGGTAGAACCCGCAGCCGCAACAGTAGCCGATTTCAGATAAAGGCCGCCGGTCGTCGTGATGTCAGACGCAGTAACCGAGGTAGCGCCGGAAATAGAGCCTCCGCTGATCGTCGCGCCCGTGATGGTTGTGCCAGCCACGAGTTCGGGATCAGAGAAGGCAACACCGACAGGTTTAGTGTTAGGCATTGCCTTCTCCTATAATTAACCGATGCGGTAAAGCGACCAAGTGCCCGTGCCCGTTTTGCGAGCGCGGAACATCTGGGCGGTGCCGGCCGTCGCAACGACCGTCATCAGGCCAACCAGCGTCCAGCCCGTGTTGGTCGTCAGCGTGATAACGCCGGTGCCCGTGCCGTCGACGTTGACGACCGAAAAGTCGAAGCTCTCGCCAACAGCCGCCGCAGACGGAATGCCGACTTCCAGAACCGCGACGGTCGGAAGCTGATATGAAGCCGCCGTGCCACCTGGCGAGCCGAGCAGAATGCCGTTAAGCACCTGCGAAGCCGTCAGCGTGGCCGAAGCGGTCGCCGTGGCCGGAACGGCCGTAGCAAACATATTCGGCTCGTTGAGGTTGCCAGCGCCAAGCTGATACCCGCCCGTGCCCTGCGAAAGCGGCGGATTAGGGCCAAAGGATTCGAGCGGATAAGAAGCGCCCTGAGTAGTGATAGCCATGATCTAATGCTCCTTAATTTGAGAGGAAGAAGGGGCCGAAGCCCCCTCTATTAGCCCCAAAGGCGAACCGCCATCTGCGGACGAATGACGCTGTAGCCATACAGAACGTCAATACGGCAGGGCAGTCGGTCGTTGTTGATGTCATACTGACGGACAACACGGAGCGAGATACCGTTGTGGACCTGGCGCGAAGCCATGTCGACGCCCTGCGGGAGCAGAAGGTCGGCGGTGGCGAACGCGATGGCGTCCTTGTGGTAGATCAGGTTCTGCGGATACTGCGTCGAGGCAGCGCCGAGGAACGTGACAGCCGCAGAAGCGACCGGCAGCGCGTCGACCGTGGCCAGAGCCTGCGTGGCCGAATACATCGCGGCGACAGTGACCGAAGCCGTGGTCGACGCCGTAACGTCAGCCAGAGCAACGAACTGGAACAGCGAGCCAGTCGACTCACGGGTCTGCGGGTTGACGGCGTAGACGTTGGCGATGGTGAACACGTCACCGGCCTTGATCGTCGTGGAGCCGAGGCCCGTCAGAACGATGGTGGTCGAGCCTTCGGTCGTAACCGACGAACTGACCGTGACCGTGCCCGTGCGCGAGCCCGTCGTGAACTGCTTAATCGACTGCGACATATTCAGTTCGTCGTAGCCGAGAATGCCTTCGCCAAAAATGCCGTTCTTAAACTGCTTCGAGATAGCCGAAACAGGGTTGAACAGACCCTTCATGCCTTCGATCAGAGACGCGTTGGCGGCCGGGTTGACCGTCGCGTAGCGCGGCGACATGACAGCGGCGTTCTCATTCAGCTTCTGCTGCGCCTGCAACAGAACGAGCGAGGTGGCCGGGGTCGTGCCGGGCGTGCCGACCGAGTTGCCGATGTATTTGAACGAGTTCGCAACGTCGGCGTCGATGGAAGACGCAAGCTGCGAAATACGCGGCTTCAGCACACGTTCCGCAAAGTCGTCCAACTGCATCGTCAGTTCGGCGGTCGTGAAGTTCACGCCGATGTGCTTCTGCGACGAAACGGTCAGGGTCGTGTACTGCTCGTTGTCGTCCTGCACCTGAAGGGCAGCGCCGTCCGTAACCAGAGCGCGGTCGGGCAGACGGATGCGCAGGGTCGAGCCGATCTTAGCGCCTTCGACGGCGAAAGAGTCGTCATACTGACGGTTGACGGTGCGGGTCAGGACAAGGTTGTTTTCAAGGATTTCTAAAGCCTTCCTTGTGATCATGTCGATCGTAAGAAGAGAATTACTCATTTCATAGCCCTTTCAAGAAGTTAGGAAGAATGGTGAGGGCAAATTCCGCCGTTTCTGTGCTTACCGAGTTGACAGTTCATGCAGAGAACTTGGAACCCGCTAGGGAACCCGTTTTTTCGGAGCCAAGTATAGAAAGCTGATCCATTTCCGTGAACGCCCTCTCTACGCATTTTAGCCCCGTCGTTATCTACATGGTCAATCGTTAAAAACAGAGGTTCAGTCTCTCCGCAGCAGTTGCAAGTATAACCGCCATAAGCAGCAAATACTTCTTCCCTACACCGAGCGTTATTGCGATTGGTTTTGTCCCGTTCAGCCTGCCGTATTGCGGCTACCTCTTCAGGCGTTCCATTCGCCAACTTTCGGTTGCGCCATTCACGCTTATGTAACCGATCTTGCTCTCGGTTATTTTCGCGCCAATCACGCATACGCAGATTGACCTTCTCCCGGTTTCGTTCGCGGTATCGCGCTGCCGCTTCTCTATTGCGTTGCCGCTTTAGTTCATCAGCAGTTTGATTTTCACTCTCCATTTCTGCCTCCATTTTCGAGTTATCATACTCGACAATGGCGGCTTAGTCTATCGTCTGTTTTGCGCTTCCCACTTCTTGATCTGCCGCTGCCGTTCCGCTTCAATCCAATCCGACGTTGACATTGACTTTAATGACCGGGGGTCAGTCGTGTCATACCGTGGGCCTGAGTTTGATCGGGTAGCCGTGACAGGAGCAAGCGGTGCGGGCGCAGATGATGTGCGCTTAGTCGGCGGGTTCGAGGTGAGATTCATCTCGATCTTACCGATTTCCTTCGCCTGCAAGACAGGCGGCAGACGGGATATGCGTCCGGCTTCTTTCGGATTGGAGCCGAGCCAATAAATGACTTCGGGGCCAATGTCGGAAGCCTGGATGGCTTGAGCCATTACGTCCGTAACGGGGAGGCTAGGATTATACGCGACTTGTTCAAAGTCTTCGTATCTATCCCGCGCTTCCTCTTCGCGGTCGCGGTATGACTCCAAGATTGCCGCCTGTTGCTGTGCGGCCTCTCGCTGTGCCAGTAGTTCTTGAGCCTTTTGCTGCGCCAACGCTTCCGCGTAGTGCTGCGCATTCTCAAAATCATCCGGCGCAGGTGGAGGTGCGGCAGGCTGTCTAGCCTGTTGCTCCGCGAGCTTCAAAGCGAAGTCTCGTTCCAGTTTGCGCTGTTGTCTTGCTAGGCGCTTCCCGACTAGAGCGTCTACCTCTTGTTCGGTAAACACTTTTTGTTGGGTTTGTTCCTCCGGCGTCGATTCAACAGATTCCGGTGCTGCCGTGGCTTCCGGTTCCGGCGCGGGGCTGATCTCCGCTACAGCCTGTTCTTCGTCGCTCACGCGGCTCTCCTTAACCTAGCTATCCGGCTAGTCGGTAAGTCTACATTAGACGCTAAGATTATTAGCGTCAATGAACATTTGATCGACCTGCGCTTCGGTCAGGCCGAGTTCTATAGCAAGCACGCTAATCGCCCGAGAGTTCCGGTCGGCAAAGTTGCCGTATTCCCAGACGTTCTTCAGCGCGTTGTCGCTCGTCTCATTGATAAGCGCCTGCGCCTGATCGAACAGGCCATCGTTCTGCAACACCGTGCGAACGGCCCACATGGGGGCAGACTGCGGGATGGGATTGATGTAAGGTAAAGGCGTATTTCCTTCGTTTACCCAATCAAGATATTCTTGATTAGTCGTCGTATCAGACCATTCACCCGTGCTAATGTCGTCAATGTATTTTTCGGCATATAGTCCATCAGCATTCAGCCTATAAACAATCATAATTATAACTCCGCTGAAGCCGTGACATGAATACGATTGATGCCGTTTACGATACCCGCTAGGCCGACGAGATATACCTGCGAATCAACGGCGGTTGCGGAATTGAGCGTTCTGTCGGCGGAATTATTTGTGTCCCGCCAATTAGCATTTGCTGCCGAAGGATTGTAGGTCGTAATAGTCCCCGGAGTTGCGCGCATTAAAACCGGAAAAGTTACAGACGTAGCGAATGTTGAGGTAGCCGATGTAGAAACGGCTATAGCCCCGTCAGCTCCAGCATTTTGAGCCGGAGCCGTGCCTTGCGGAAAAGACTTCCAATAATACCTCTGACACAGCGCCAACTCAGTGCCATACTGCCTACGCTCGAACGGCGTGGCGACTGAGCCTACTTCTAGCTGGACGCCGGTGATGTTAAACGAACCAGTCGTCAGGCCAGTGCCAAGCGCAATCGTCACCTGTAAGCCATTGACGCAGCTTGTCGTCAGCGTGAACGTGTTGCTAAACGTCGTCCACGTTGCATTCGGAATGCTGGGCAGCGTGTATGTCGTCGCAGCCGATGTGGTTGACGTGTAGTTGTCCAGCGCAGTCGGCGCAGCCAGCGCAATCGTCGCAGTCGTGACAGCCGATCCGGTGCTTTGATAGATGCGACCGGACACCGTTACGATAACGCCGCTTGCCAAGTCCTGCGTGTTGACGCTTTCGATACGCTGACGGACAGACACGTTGGTGACGCTTGCCGCGCCAGCTACGTTAAGGCTGTCAGCAAAGCCAGTAGGAACCGTCGTCGTGCTTTGCGTAACCGTGACAGTCGCGCCCGTTGGCGTCACAAACCAACGATCCAACGTGTATGCGCCGGAAGTCGTCGCCGCTATAGACCCGCGCTGATAGACGCCCATATCTCCGTTAATCAGCCGATTCCGCAGGAAGCTAGAACCCATTATGACGGTGCCGCTGGCGTTGATGTTGCCAGTGGACGTTGCGCTGGGGCTCGTGGAGTTGCCGACGCTCAAGTTGCCGTTGCCGTCCAGATAGGCGTTAACGGTCGCGCTGGAGGCGTTCTGGATCGTATCGCATTTAAGTGTAGCGGCCATTATTTAATTCCCGCAAGCTGCTCGTCAGTCGGACGAGGATAATCGGGGTGTTCCCACTTGGCGATATAATCGCCGCGTTCGTCACCGGCATTTTCAAGCCGAATTGACCCAAACGGCCCAAAGTCATATTCCGTAAGATATGGATATAGCTGCATGATTTTATCGTAGAGTGACATTACGCAGCCCTCACTAATGCACCTTGGAAGAAATTATATGTCGTTGGAGTAATAGCATTAAGCGCAACGCTGGCGGATAAATAAATCCATGCTTCAGCATAATCGGTTGTTCCGTTCATATAAACTATAGTTGATAAATTAGCTAATGACCCAACTGTCGCTGGGGCGCTAATATTACCGTATTTGAATAGCGATCCATTTTTATATAGCGAAATGATACAAGCGGTCGTTGTCCCTGAAGGAGCAACAACCGCGTTGAATTGATAGTATCCAGCAACATTAGGCGTAAACCTATAGTTGGTCGCGCTGTCAAAACAGTTGGCCGTATCAAACTCTTCGGCTTGCAAATTCATCTTTGTCCATGTGCTTGAAGATGGTGTTTGAGCCGAACTTTGATACGCGCTGAACGCTGGACCAAGATCAGCTTGAACCCATGCAGAGCCGTTATAGGTTTCTAAGACATTAAGCGTAGAGTTATAGCCAGTTTGCCCAGCCGTAGCCGGCGAAGGACGGCCAGCCGTCGTCCATGACGGGAATATCTCGCCGGTTGTTCCGTTAAGAGTTAGCGGCATTATTTTGCCTCCACAGCGTTTAGCTGTTCGTCTGTCGGGCGCGGGTAGTCAGGATGTTCCCAGCGAGCAATATAATCGCCGCGTCCGTCGCTGTCGTTTTGGAGCGTGATTACAGTCATAAAATCACGTGGCGTGAGCGCAGGATATAGCTGCATCACTTTTTCATAGAGTGTCATTATGCAGCCCTCACCAAAGTGGCTGAAAGATATGTTTCTACGGAGCTACCAAAGACAGTTACGGTTCCTGATGTAGTAGTACCGCTTGCAAAAAGTTCAATATAATCTGATGTTGTTAGATATACGATGGTAGAAGCTAATGACCCATAGAAAGCTGCCGATGCCGATGAGTATGACCCAAAGACCAGCAGCGCGTTATTTCTATACAATAACGAGACACCATAAGTAAGATTTGTTCCACCCAAACTGACAGAACCCACTATATGATAATAACCATTAACCGGAGGCGTAAATCTATTCGTGGATGTATCAAACCCGCTTCCATTATTATATCCTGGATATGTTGATACATTGTTTAACTGAACTTTTGTTGCAGTAGAGCTTGATATGCCAGTCTGATTTGATCCGTTTCTATGAGCTAAAAATCCCGGTCCGTTACCCGCAACATTCGTCGATAGCATCGTCTGCGTGACTGTTCCCGTATCCGCAGACGTAATGATGTTGCCGGTTTTGGCCGGAAGCGTCAGCGTGTCGTTAGTCGTCGTGCCAGCGACGCTAATAAGCGTCATCTGGCCAGAGCCGGTAGCCGGTTTAAGCGTTAAAGGCATTGTATAATTGTCCCATCTTTAAAGTGGGTCATAGCGCCGTTAGCCAATCGTTGTATAGATGACTTGCTGCACCCGATAAGTTTCGCCATTTCGAGGCATGACAGTCCGAGAGCATCTTTCATCTCTATAATGTCACTGCCTTCGTCAAGAGTAAACAATGCCAATTTGCGGGCGGCATTTTTTCGCATTCGACAATAGTGTTCTTTTGTGGGGCTGGTCCATAAACCGGTTTTTACGGAGTGAGCCATATTTTCTTTCGCCGTAACCCATTCAAGATTATCAGCGGAATTATTAGCTTTATCGCCGTCTACATGATTAACTTGATCTGCGCCGTCAGGACGAAAGCAAAAATACTCTGCGATAAGACGATGAATCAATCGTTGAACTTGTTTTCCGTTGTGCCGCAAAGTTACCTGAGGATACCCATGACCTGTAGAGCCGCCTTTCATAACGCGGCTTTTACCGTTCTTGCGGCTTATTACATAGCCGTCTGAATGAACGTAGTAATCAGGAAAAGTTGCGAGTTGTTTTTCCATCAGACTATTGACCAAGTCGCGCCCGTGTCGACCGTCACGGTCTTACCGGCAGCAATAGTGATAGGGCCGAACGTGCCGGCGTTAAGAGTCGAGGCGACTGTGTAGTCATTGTTCACAGTCTGGCCGTTCAAATAGAAAATCTGGTCAGAACCGCCGCCTGTTGCGCCGCCGCCCACGGAAGTCCATGACGTGCCGTTATAGCCTTCGAACGTGACGTTCGTGCTGTTGAAACGAATGTAGCCCGTCGCGCCGGTAGGACGTTCCGCCGTCGTGCCGACCGGCACTTTGATGGCGTCCGTGCCGCCAACGGCCAGCGAGACGCCTGGCGACGTGGTGCCGATGCCAAGGCGATAATTCGTGTTGTCCCAGAAAAAGTTGGCGTTGCGCTGATTATAAACGCCAAGCGTGCCAGCAAAGACGACCGAACCAGACGTGAATGTCGTAGCAGTGCCCGTGCCGCCGTTGGCAGGCGTCAGAGGATTGGTCAACGTCAGACTGTCAGCCGAGATAGCGCGGCCAGCAGTCAGATTAGCGATAGAAACCTGCTTGGTTGTGGCCGACTGCACAATCGGCAGAACTTCCGTGCCAGTTACCGGAGTAGTGGCTACCGGAAGTTGGGATATTTTTACGTCAGCCATCTACCCTGCCCTTAGAAAGAAGCGACGCGATCTTGGAACGCCTTGATGCGCGAATCAAGCGCCGCGCGGTCAGATTCCAACTGCGATTTGTCAGCGACGATCTTAGCTTCACGGTTAGCAATGTCAGCCTCACGGTCAGCTACGGCCTTTTCAGCCGCCGCAGCCGCGTCCTCGCGGGCTTTCATCACCTTCTCAAACTCTTTGATGCGCTTCGCCAGATCCTTGTCGCGGGCGTCTAATTCCGCCTTCAGCGCCTTAGATTTAGCGTTGGTTTCCTGCGCGTCGTTGACCATCGCAGCGGCTTCAGCTTCCGCCTTCGCCAGTTCATCCTTGGCTTTTGCGCGGTCTTTCAGCGAGTCTTCGACCGCCGACATTGCGCCTTGGCGTCGGGCCAGTTCGTCGCGCACTGCGATATACTGAGCAAATTCCTGCGGGAACTGCTTAGTAACGTATTGCACGGGGTCTATATTGGCCGTTCCATCGTTTGAGATATTCATAACAGCCTCAGACGTAATAGCTGATGTTAAGTTTAGCGCCGCCAACCTGCTCGACAAACTTAATTCTGGACAGATCACCGTCATACTGAAGCGTCACGCCGACCGCAAGCGGCATACCGACCGCAGACGACGGGCTCGTGCCGTCATCGCGCCAGCGAACCGCCTGACCTTCAGGGATAATCAACGCAAAATTGGCCCTCACCGTGAGGCCCGTCGAGGGGTCAATCGTCGGGACGGTCAGACCCGTGGCCGAACTCAAAGACGTGATTTGCTGATACCCCAAGCAAGAGGTAATCGCCTTAACATTCGTCGCCACGCTAAGTTCTCCTTCGTTCCGTAAGTGACCGCAGCCTTATGTCGAGGACATTATCAGCCGCAGGCACAGGCGGGGTAGGCGTATATATGATTGTAGCATTGTTGCCGGTGATTGAATAGTCTCCTTTTAACGGGTATAAAACCTTGTCAAAAGAGATATTTACGCTTTGCCCGGTGATTGTATAACTGCCGGTCCCGACGTTGAACAACCGTCCTGACAGGAACGTAGCCGACGAGCCGGTGACGATGTAAGAGCCATAGCCTGCGTTAACTATCCGCCCCCGGATAAGATCGGCAGGATAGCCCACCACCAGATAATTGCCGCCGCAGCCCGAAAGCTGATAATTGATCGTGGCGACGATATAAATGCCGTCTTCAGTTATCAGCGGCCAGCCGTCTTCCGCCAAAAGCCGCGAATTGTAGTCTAAAACCGCCCAGATCTTCTCGCCATTTTCCGTAATCAGGAAATCGCCGTTTTCGGCCAGAAGATACGCGCCGTCATCAACCCAAGCGATAATGCCTTCGCCGGATTCAGTAACTAGTAGGTCGCCGTCCTCCGTGAGCAGGAGGGATACATAGAACATATCATCACGTCGCCTGGAAGGTGCCGTTGACCGAATCTAGCACGACTGAGATAGTTTCTCCTGCGGACACAAGCTGACTAGCGCCATAGTCCCAATAAGCGACTGGCGTGCTAGTCGTCGAATCCCATAAAATTGCGTAGCGAAACGTAAATCCGCTGCCCGTCGCCAGCCAACCAGACGGGCTATTAAGCAGAAGTTTATAGACGCCGCCTGTCTGGGTCGCTGATGCCGTAGTCGCCGGATTGCCGCCAGCCGTGTAGCCGTTAGCCGTAGGCAAATCGGTCGTGCCGGGCACGAACGTCGTATCAGCGGAGTTTACAGTCGCCGCGAGCGCTATATACCACGCGTCCGTGCCCGAATTGATGTTCTCCATCAACGGTTCAATGGCGGCCGGATACTTGGTATAGGTCGCTATGGGCATGAATTAAGCCAAAAATTTGAGTTTATAGAGCGTCGAGAGATAAAGACCCTCAATCTCGTCAATAATGTTCTGAAGCGCTGTATCGTCGTATTCTTCGCGCTCTTTTTGCACTTTTTTCAGCGAATCTTCCAAGAATTCGACGACATTGTTGGTTTTTTCGGCCGAATGCAGCGTAATCGGCCCGATTAGACCGTATCGACCCTGATAGGCTTCCGCCAGCGTGTCCGCTAGGTCGATCACGGCCGGGTAAAACTTACCCAGAGCCTTGTGTTTAGCAAAAGACCGCGTGTTTAGATGCACCGAATGGGTCACATCGCGCGCCAAGAACAAATGCCCGATCAGATCCGCGCAACTCATTGACCCATCCCCTGCATTGGCGCAACACCCGGCACAATATCGCCCGTGTCTAGCGCGGCTGCTATCGTGCCCTGCACTATATCCTGAATTTGTTCCGGCGTCAGGCCGCTTTGCATGGCCGAAAGACGCTTCGTTTCGGCGTCATAAGCCTTGATCTGCGCGTTCTGCTCGTCGATCTTGAGTTTCTGCATCTCATACGACTGAAGAACCTGCTGCACCTGTGCTTTGGTTTCTTCCATCGCCTGCGCCATCTGCATGATCTGCTGGCGCATGATCTGCGCTTCCGGCGAATCGTCGGTGTTTTCGAGGACTTTCGGGTCGAGCATCTTTTCGAACCGCTTGGCCATCGTCTCCGCGCCTGGCCAATCCATGTTCTTGACGAACAGGTCGCCCGCAACGCCCCACAGCGCGGGGTTCGTTTGCAGGATCTGGCCCATCGTGTCCATCGCCTCCTGCTTGCGGGTCATGTAGCTGGGGCCAGACGACACATGCACGTCATAGGTGCCGACATTCGGGTTGTAGATCTTCATGATCTCAATACCCTGCTCGTCGACGATTCTTCGCACCGCCTCCGGCTGGGCCGGATTGATGCGCGCCATCTGCACTTCGCCCTCGACGTTGATGATGCGGGCGACGCGCTGCGTGTCGTAAATCTTCGGAATCAGATCGACCAACTGGCGCGCAACGTATTTTATCGCCCGCGCAAGGTTGTCGACATAATGATAAGTAGACGTGTCGCCTTGCCGCTCCCGAGCGAGGATCGCACGACCCGTCCGTTCATTGGAAGTCGCCCCAATGCTACTATCGTACTGGCCCGTGGTCGATTTAATATCTTCCCCTGCCCCCATTTTAGCTTGAATGAGTCCCGTCTGGGCCAGAGGCGGCTGCGCGCGCTCAGGAAGGGGAAGAGGGTTTCCAGCACCATCGCTAACGTCCGGGTTGACCTCAAGATACGGCCAGTTGTTCGTATTGGCCGTTTTCCACTGCATTTCGTAGCCTTCGAACTGGCCGCCATAGCCAATGAAAGGCGCTTTCGGGGCCAGCGCGAGCATTTCCGCTTCTTGGCTGACCCAATAGTTATACATGCGCTGCGCGTCCTTTGCGTTGCGCACAAGTCCACTTATGTAAATCTGTCCGTCGACCTCGAACTCGTTGCCGATGACGCGCACGACGGGAATGTATTTGCCCGCCCACTCGCGTTCCTCAAGCACTTCGTAACCGTTGGTCTTGATCCACATGACGCGGCGGCGCTCGCTCTCACGCGACTTGATCGGCTTGCCATAGGCCGCTTTGAGGCGTTTGTCCTCCGGCGTGCCAGAGAACGCCGTCACATTGTCGGGGTAAAGGTTGAGCGTTTCGCGCTTGCTGTCGATGTAAAAATACTCAGCGATGCGCACCGTTTCCTGGCTGACCCACATGCTCAGCGTCTGGTCGCCCACGCCCTGCGACATCATGCCGGTCACAGGCGTCGCGTCGGGGTACATCGCTTCGTATTCAGCCTTCGGAATGTCTTCCGTAATAAAGCAATAGCGCGCGTCCTGACCGCACGGATCTTGAATCATCGGGTCCATGTAGACGCTAAAGCTGCTACGCACGCGGCCGATGCGAATGTCCTGCTCGAACGAATTTTCGTTCGTGTATTCCGTCAAGACGCGGATATAGCCTTCGCCGTATGTGACCTGATTATCGCAGGCCGTGTCATAGGCAACGTCGGCGTCGGACATATATTCGATGTGCCGCACGATGCCGTCGAAGATTTCCGCGACCTCTGGGTCGGCGTTGTCGTCGGCCGGGATGACGCGCGCAGTCGGGCGGTTCTGGCGCTGTTCGTTTGTCACGAGACGCACATGCTGCGGCAGCTTGTTGATCGTCAGGCACGGGCGTGCGTTGATCGTCTGGCCCTGCACCGCGCCGCGTGTCGCCAGCACGTCCGCCGGCCACTGCCACGCGTTGTCCGGCGAGCCGGCCATGAAGCGCAGGTCGTCTAGCTCGTCTTCGCGGCTGTCGCTGTAAGCCGCCATCGCTACCGTGAAACGGTGACGCATTGTGGCCAGACGATCATCGTCTGGATTGTCGGAGACTTTGCCAGCGGCGATTACGTCATCACTTGCCATTTAGATTGATCCTGACAGGGCGCGACGCGCCGGGACGCACCATATTAGCCAGCACGTTTAATCTGCCAACTAGGCCCGGTGTCGATAGTAACCCATTTCCCTGAAAATTGTCGAAATTATACGTGTCTAGCGCGACCGGCCCTTGCGGCGTTTGCACCACGTTATAGCGGCCCAGCGTCGTGGCGACCTGATAGCCCGGATCGTAGGGCTGCGGCATTGCCGTGTCTACGTTGGTGTGTTTCGGGTCATACTTACTGATCGCCGTGCGCCCCGGTTTATATTGCGATAACTGCTGACGATACAGTTCCATCGCTTTTTCATATGGCAACATTCCTTCATACCCGGATTGTTGCGCTATTGGGTCTACTTCAGGATATTTCGCATACTCTTCGCGGGTCATGTCGAGCCGACCGCGCAGCCGCGCGGCTTCAGCTTCGTCGCGCTGCCGCTTGTCTTCAAACTGCCTGCGTATCTCCGCCATCATGTCCGGCGTCATGTCGCGCTCAGTGATCGGCGCGTTAGATCCCATCATGAACTCGCCATAGATCCGCGCAGGCGCGGGTATCATGGCGTTATAGACCTCACGAAACCGATCTGCGAGCGCGTTCGGCATTATTTCATCTTTGGCTTTTTGGCCGCCGCGCGCTTGGTCGAGTAGGCGATGGCGACCGCCTGTTTCGGCGGCTTGCCCGCTTTGATTTCGGCCGCAACATTTTTGCGAAAGGCGTTCTTGGAGGTTGATTTGACTAGGGGCATTAGTGTCCCATCCATCCTGAAGAGGCTGCGTTGCCACCATAACTGACGCGCGGTCTGTTGTCCATTGGTCTAGCCTCCCTGTGCGCCACCGGATACGCGAACGTCACGGCGATAGCGTCGGCGGCGTCGGGGCTCGCCAGCCCTCGCGCTTTCATGTCTTTCTTGCTCTCTAGGAATATAGTCCCTTTACTGTCAGGCTTCATCATTGGCCCGGTCAGGTCGCTCTTTAGGAATCGGTCGTTTGGTATGCTGGCCGTCTTCAACCACTCCCGCATGGCGTGCCACATCTCGGCCCGCTTGTTCCCGAACATGATCGGACGGGAGGACTTGCTGCCGAAGTTGACGCCCCGGATCTTGTATCGTTGCTCCTTGAGCCGGTCGACGACACCCGCGCCTAGGCCGCCTTCGTCGATCACGACTAGGCTGGGCCGATACTCCTCGATGATGTCGATGACTCTGCCGACCACCTCCATCGTGTCGTCGCCGCGGTAGCGACGGATGCCGATGATGTCGCGTCCTTGCCGGATGGCGATGACCGTGGCGTCCGCCCCGAACCGCGCCGGGTCGACGCCGACGATTATCGGTGCCGTCTGGTCCTTCTGTGGTGCGCGTGTCTGCGCCTCCATGACCAGTGATGACGGTATGAACTGGTCATCCGATGCGTTCGGGAAGGCTCCGTAGACCTCGACGTGAGCCTGAGCGCTGTCGGGGCCGTATTCGTCGATAATCT